ATATAGCAAAAGTAAACGGCATAGCCGTAGCGAATATAGCAAAAGTAAACGGCATAGCCGTGTAGAAAGGGGGATTATACGGAAGCAGTTGGCGGTAAATTTTTAGTAACAATGTAAAGGATATAAAATAAACGGAACGGCGGTGTAGAATGGACAGTATTGTAATAGGCGGTGTGGTAGTAAACGGAACTCTCTTTATGTTGGTGGCGTTTTTTGTCCAAAGGTGGATGAACAGAACGGAGAAAGACAGGGAAGATGATAGGGAAGAAGTAAGGCGCATAGCCAACGAAGTAGCGGAGAGGGCAGAAAATACCGCTAGAACTGTTGCGGAAAAAGCCGCCTGCACTTCTGTGGAAATTAAAGAACGTATAGAATCGAACAGATTGTTTTACGCACAATCTTATACGGATATTAAATGTTCTATTGAAAAACTCGCCGACCACGTTGGACGGCAGAACGGCAGAATTGGACACTTGGAAACAGGTTTAGCTAAACAGGTTGAATCGTGTAAAATAAGAAACGCAAGCGGAAAGCATAAATGACATTAAGACAGAAACAAAGCAAATTTATAAGAATGCTAGCAGACCTAATTATTTTTGCTTATGATAATGGGTACGAGCTTACTGGTGGAGATTTGTGGGCAAAGTCAGGACACATGAACAATTCAAACCACTATATCAGGTTGGCGGTTGACTTAAATCTTTTTAAAAACGGTGAATATTTGGACACAACTGAAGACCATTTACCACTTGGAGAATATTGGGAATCTATCGGTGGTGCGTGGGGCGGTAGGTTTAATGACGGAAATCATTATAGCGTTGAATGGAACGGGAGAAAGTAAGATGGGAAGTGGTATTGTCAATATAGACATAGGAGATATTCTTGAAGGTGCAGGCTCTTTAGTAGATTCTATAGGAAATCAAATTAGAGGAAAAGTACCAGTTGACTTAATGAAGTTAGCCGAACTTGAAGTGAAGATGAAGGAACTTCAGAATGTAGTTCCAACACTTCTAAGTGACGTTGATAAAGCACAGACTATAATAAATGCAGAAGATGCTAAAAGTAAATCCTTTTGGCAAAGTGGTTGGCGACCAGCATCTGCGTGGACTTGTGTTACTGCTTTAATCTACAACTATTTATTTTTTCCAACCTGTACTTACTTTTTTACTATATTTACAGGTAATGCTCCGGCGATACCTGAATTAGATATTGCAGAACTGGTAACCCTATTATTTGGATTATTGGGTTTAAGTACATTACGTACTTTAGATAAAAAGAATAAATAAAGAAGGAGGAATAAAAGATGAGTTTTTTAAGCGGATTAATTGTTGGTTTGATAATCGGTGCTATCGGTGGTCTTATTGTTGCTTATTTTGTTTACCGCAACAACAAAGCCAAGATACTTGCTTTGATTGAAAAAGCCAAAAAACTTGGCGTTGTTATTAGTGAATAATTAGAAAGGATAATGTATATGGGAAAAAAAGCAATGGAGGAAGCCCTAGGTCAGTGAGTAACGAAAACGTAGAAAATTGGCAGGGATTCTTCGGCTATAAGCCGACACAGGTTTTACAATGGTTACTCAATTCTCCTTGTAAGATTACGTGCCTCTTCAGCGGGAACCAGTATGGGAAGAATGAAACCGCCACTATGGATTATATTTTTTCTATATTAGGCTGGCACCCTAACAAGAAAAAAAACCTATTGCCTACTGATAAGATTAGAACATTCAGGTTTGCGTCACAGACGTTGCCCGGCGAGAAAGAAGAGGACGAAGTAAGGAACACTCAGTATCCGGCGTTCAAACGCAGATTACCGCCGAGTATGGTGGTTAGTGATATTACGGCACGGAAACCTGTTGTGTCAGTCAGAACACCTGAAGGTGCTAACTGCAATATTGAATACGTTTCGTTCAATCAGGATGTTCAGTCAACTGCTGGAGTTCAGCGCAAAAGAATCTGGATAGATGAAGAATGTAGTAGGGATTTTTACGAAGAACAGATACCACGACTGCTTGCGGCTGACGGCGATATACTGTTTACCTTTACTCCTGTGCCCGGTGCCATTGGTTGGGAATTTGATGAACTTTATGAGAGGGCTAGGATAATCTACAGAACACAGGCAGTCAGGGACAGGATACTCGCCAGAACGGGCGAAATTCTGCCAGAATGCCAGATTACAGACAGCAAAGACGATATATGCGTCATTATGGCGGCGACTGACGATAACCCCATATACGAGGATTTAGCGAAGGAAAGGTCTAAGTTGACAGGGGTGCCTGTTACCGCCAAAGAATATATCGACTCCATGTTCAATATGTATGACGATGAAGATGTTATTGACGCACGGCGGTATGGATTGTTCAGACAATTATCGGGCAAGATTTATAAATCATTTACCCCTGCCGTCCATATAGTTGATATGTCTAAATATTTGCCTACTGGAATACCTATGAACTGGAAGCATTTCAGGGGTATAGATTATCACAATTCCAATCCGTGGGCGTGCTTATGGTTGTCTGTTTCACCGCAGGACGAAATCTTTGTTTGGTGCGAATATTCGGCAAGTCCAAGTAAAATGATTACCTACGACATCTGTTTGAATATAGCACAGCGTAGCGGTCAGTATAGATATACATTGGATTTAATTGACCCATTAGCCAATTCAAAACAGGTGAATACCAACTTTACGACTGTTGAAGATATGAACAGGTTCTTCTATGAATTTAAAAAAGAAGGTATCTGCACAGGCGGTTACTGGCAGGGTTGGGATACCAAAGGCGGTAGAGGCAGAGAAGAGTTTACCAAGCGGCTTTTGAACTCTATTAAAGTAGGAAAACCTTTTAATAACAAGGTGATAACAGGTGAAGGCTCTGACCAGAGGACGGCGGTTTTGCCGACTATCTGGATAGCGAACAACTGCTCTCATCTTATAGAGAGTATGAAAAACTGGCGGTTGGAAGAATGGGGTTCAAGAGAGATGTTGAGTCGTAATGACCCAAAGGAAGTTGCACAAAAGAAATGGTCGCACTTCCCAGTTACAGTTGAATCGATGCTTAAAAATCCATCCATATCCAATGCAAGGTGGGGCGACATACCGCATAGTTCGCCACAACCAAAAAGATATTTTCAAGGGAGGGCGTAATGCCTCTGTTCGACTATTATTGCAAGGATTGTGAAAAGTGTTACGAAGTTTTGGTTCCGTTGAGTAAAACGAAATCAAAAATAAAATGTCCAAAATGTAAAAAAGAGTTGAAAAAAATAATTTCTCCTGTATACTTTTCCGTGAAGGGCTGATAAGGTAGATTATATGGCAAAAAAAGTTGTTAAAGAATCATACTTCGGTAGAGCTATTGAGCAGGAAATAACCAAGCGTGTCCGTAATGAATTTGAAACCGCAAAACGTAATCAGAGTGATGACTTTGAAGATTTTGAACGTATAATCGACCAGCTTGAGTGCAAACGAACAGAGAAAGAATATGAGTGGCGGTCTGATGTTTTTATCCCAGAATATCCATCTATTCATTTAACCGAAGCCTCGCAATGGGCTAATCAGTATTTCCCGACAAGAGATTTTGTTGATGTTTATTTAGACGGTGAAAGTGATTTGAGTAAGAAGAAGGCAAATGCCGCCAAACAGTTCATCAATGCAATGCTCAATATCAAAGACACATATCATTACCAGAAGTATATGAAAGCCCGAAGCATTAACTCTACCTTCGGCTGTGTATATGCGGTGTGCAGTTGGAAACAGGAAATACAGAAAAAATACAAACAGGTTCCTGTTGAAGAACAAATCGGCACGAACATAGACGGGCAGCCTATCTTTGGGACTGTGATACATAATGTGCCTAATGACGTTGTGGTGACGGACAGGTTTCATTATGAAATCCCTGACCCACGCAATGTATTCACAAGCAATGATTATGTCTATTCCATACAGGAAAAAGAATGGGTGCAGATTAGGTCGGAAATGTCCTACGAACAACTGAAGGAAAAGGAAAAAGAAAACGGCTATATTAATCTAGACATTCTGAAAGAACTGCCGACTGAACGAGATACGGAAACTTCAAAGTTATCTAGGGGTGATAATAGAGAAGCCGATAAAACCCAACTTAAATATTTTGACATTGTCGAGAGGTTCGGCAAGACTTGGGCGATAGTGACCAAGGCTGACGCTGAAGGTTATCCGTTGGCGATTAAACCCGGCTTGAACGAAAAAGGCGAAGTAGCAGAAAATGCCGTGTTGGTGGAATCCATTATCACTATGGCTTATTCAGGCTCACATAATGTCCTGATAAGATTTCAGCCGACACCTTTCAGGACTTCCAAAAACGTGCCGTTCCGACCTATTATCCGTGGATTGAATTATGTCCATCCGACAAAAGACGTTGGCATGAGTGACGGTAAATACGCCAAGGAATTACAGGTTGCGTTGAATGACACGATTAATCTATCCAACGACAGGGTAATGTTGGCTACAATGCCGACCTTAAAAGTCCGCCGATATGCAATGGAAGATAACGACAGTATCTACTTTGAACCTGAACACATGATGATGGTGGAAAACCCTGACGACATTACCGAGTTTCAAATCAGGGACAATATGCAGGGAGCACTAGCACAGGCGCAGATGTTTATTAACAAGATGCAACAGGTGGAATCTGTTTATCCTACGACAATGGGTGATTTGCCCGGCAGGGCTTCAACAACGGCAACGGCTATTCAGGGTGCTACAACTAACAATAACCTCAGAGCCAATTATAAATCATTAACCTTCGAGCACACTTTTTTAAATGAATTTTATTGGATGATGCTCCAGATGGGTTATCAGTTT